TGAATTACGCCCTATACGTAAAGTAAAAGATGTCCCTAAACCTGCAACAAACAAAGAAATTGTAAGTGCATTAGATGCAGGTAAACGTAAATCACCTATTGTTAGATTAAACTATGATATTCCAGATGGTGAAATTATTACTGCACGTTTAGATATTCCTGCTTATACTGACTACGACACTTGGATACCGACTTTACGTCATGCAAATAAGACAATGTATAAAGCTGCTCTTCGTATGAAAAATGTAAAGTTTATTCAACCTGAAGATAGAGAGGTAAGATCAGCTTTAGACGTAGCAGTTGGTTCACAACGACTTGAAGAAACATTTGGATTAGCAAAGAAAAAAGCAGAATCTAAAGGAAATAAAAGTCCATTTGCAGTTATGACAGGCGAATATGTAGATGGTTCTGATGATGAATTATTTAACATGGCAAAAGGAGTTTTTGATAGCAGTGAGTGGACACAAGTAGGATATGATCCAATAAAAAGGGGTTTCTTTTATGATAGAGCAACAGGAGAAGCAATCTTAGAAGCAGATGAAGTAATTCAGGTAGGTCATTTAGTTTTAGCAAAAAACGCAAAGAAGACAGACCCAGACGCTTTTTCTTTTAACAAAGGTGGATTACCAATAGAACAACACTTGTTTAAAAAACCTATTAAAGCTCACAAAGGCACAGTTGTATATGATGAACCAGAAGGTTTTTCTCCTGAATCTTTTGATCCAACTAAACAAGAAACAGAAGAGAAAAAAGATACGGAAACAAAACCTTTTGAAAATCCTCTTATAGAACCACCTGAACAAATTTCTATGCCCGAGGGTTTAGAGGGTGTAACAGCAGATCCTGCATCTATATATGATCCTGCATCTGAAGTAGGTAATCCTACTGTTCCAATAAAAGAGCCAGAGAAGAAAGATATTTTTGTTGCACCTAAAAACCCTTTTATTGAGATACCTCAGTGGGCTAAAGAACAGAAAGCAGTAAATATAGCTCAAGAAGAAGCAACAAAACTTAGAGAAAGTTGGGAAGATATACATGGTCCTCCTCGCCCTATTCTATTAGATAGTAAACCTAGTGTTGGACTTGCTAATCCTAATGCTATTACACAGTTGCCCCCTTTACGACACAACCTCCAACAGCAATACATGCAAGATTTCCAAAAATGGAAAATGCTGCAAGATCAAACAAAAGAACAAAACCCTCAGTATCAGGCTATTAAATTAGCAGGGGATAAATTTCAAAATGCAATGGAAGAAGAACTTGCTCCTTACCGATTAAAAATGCAAGTAGCTCAAAAAGCTTTAGAAGAAGGTAATATGTCTTTTGGTGATTTTATGGGTATGCAACAAGAGGTGGGTATTGCGGCAGCTAATGCACAGCGAAAACACATGGGGTTACAAACACAAGCAAAAATAGCAGCAGCTAATTTTGAAAACAGTCAGCTAAAAGAATTTAATAAACAGTATAAAAACTTATCTGCAAATACTATTAATGCATTAAAATACAACAAAGGTGGGATGATGGAACAACAAATGAGCTTATTTGAAGAAGGTGGGATGAAAGACGATGGTTTAGAAAAAGATCCTGTTAGTGGTAATGATATTCCACCCGGATCTCTTGCTAAAGAAGTTCGTGATGATATACCTGCACAGTTAAGTGATGGTGAATATGTTGTTCCTGCAGATGTCGTTCAGTATTTTGGAGTAAAGTTCTTTGAAGATCTCCGAATGGAAGCTAAGTCAGGTCTTAAACAAATGGATGAGACAGGTAGAATAGGTGGTGAGCCTGTATCTATGACAATGATTGCTTTAGGTGAAGCAGAAAAAGAAAAGAAAGCTTTAGGTGGACCTGTAGGTTATGCTAATGGTGGAACACCTTCCCCACAACAAAAAGATATTGATACAATTAATCAACAAAGAACTTTTAATCCTGCTGATTATGCCGTATTAGGTTTTACTCCAGTAAGTCCTGTATCTCAAACAAATTCCCCTGAACAAGGAGTAACAAGAACTGTAACTTACTATCATGGAGAGACAGGTGAATCTAGAGTTGTAACATTTGTAGGTGGTGTTGTAACTCCTCCCACTGATCTTCAATATACTCAACCACCTTGGTCTACAAATAAACCTGCTCCGACTAAAGTAGAAGAAAAGAAACAAGAAAGAGATGACAGTAGAGATCCAGAGTTTATATCTACTTCGGCACTAGCAAGTGATCCTGCCTTTAAGGATATGAATGCAAAAGCTATTTTAGACAAAAACGGTAATGTTATGACTATGACCAAACAAGGTTATGGTGCAGTATTAACTTCTGCAAATCGTTTAGGTTTAGATATTAATGAGTATTATAATTTATCAATGTCAACTAAAGCAAAACTTGTAGGGCAAGAATTAAAGTCTGCTTTCGGTGGAAAAGTAGATGGATCTAAAGTAGATAAAATTATTGCAGATGCTGCTGAAGCAGGACCTACATGGTTTGATAAGATTCTTAACGGTATTTTTAAAGGTGTAACTGGAATAGATTTAGAAATTGGTAAACCTATTCCCCCTTCTCCTAGTGGTAATGGGAATAAAGAGAAAAAAATTGATTCCCAAACAAGAGATTTTATTGATTCAACAACATCATCAAAAGGTAAGGCTTCTGATAATATACAGAAAAAAAGAGATAAAGATGATAGCACTGGTTCTTCTCCATATGGCAGAGGTCTTGAACCTTCACAAGTTAAAACTACTGGCCCGATGGAAGGTGGTCAAAGAGGGTATACAAGTGGTGCTAAAAGAGTAAAAGCAAGTATTAATTATTCAGATGCAGAGGCTAAAGAAATTGTAAAAAAAGCTAGAGATGAAGGAAACTTTAACATAGGTGGAAGAAACAAAGGAGGCTTAGCAACAAGACCAAAACGTAAAAAGTAATTAAATTGGCTACTCAACTTCGGTTGACCCCAAGAAAGGAAATGGAATGCCAGAATTAGAAAATGTGGAAGAACCAAAAAAAGTCTTAGTTAATAAAAAGAATAGTGTCTATAACGAAAAAATAAAGAAAGAAGAAGAAGAACTCAAAGAACTAATGGATGAGCAAAAGGAAGAGGTTAAGGATAAAGAAGAAGCTCAAAAACCTAAACCTGAGGCCGAACTTAGTGATGAGGAAAAATCTTTTAAAACTCGCTATGGAGATGTAAGGAGACACCTAGCGGCTAAAGAAAAACAATACAATGCCAAAATTAAGGAGCTAGAAGAAAAGCTTGGTCAAACAGAAAAACTTGTACCACCTAAATCAGATGAAGACTTACAGGCGTGGGTAGATAAATACCCTGATGTAGCAGGGATGGTGGAAACAATAGCTGACAAAAGAGCCAAGCAGATGTTTGAAAGAGCTAACATACAGTTAGAGGAACTTAGCAAGGCAAAAGAAGAAGCAACAAGGAGTCGTGCAGAGAATGAAATTAGAGAAGCACATTCAGACTTTGATCAACTGCGTGATTCCGATGAATTTCATAATTGGGTGGAAGAACAGCCTAAGTGGGTTCAAAACGCTCTGTACGAAAATACGGATGATGCTCCTTCAGTTGTACGTGTGTTGGATCTGTATAAGGTTGATAATGGACTTACGAGATCTGATCGCAAAAGTAAAACAAAAGCTGCTGCCTCGTTGGTAGATAAAGGATCTAAAGCAAAAGTAGACATTGATGAATCTTCTGGAAGAATTAAAGAGTCTGATGTAGAAAAAATGTCTGCTAAAGAATACGAAAAGAATGCAGAATCTATACATGAAGCTATTAAATCGGGCAAATTTGTGTATGATATCTCAGGAAATGCACGATAAAGTCTTGACAAAAGACATTTTATCTGTATAACTAACCCTTAGACATAAAGCCTCTGTTATAGACTACCTTTATGTGTAAGTAAAGTAAAGACTAAACTAATAAAAGACTACCTATATAAGTATAGACCCAAAGGTTATTAGGTTCGCTACCTAATAGTTTTTTGCACTCTAAAAAGTATAGCCTCTTCTAAGGTGTTTAGCTTTTAAGTAAGCCAAACAATCAGGAGGATTTTATTATGGCTTTTAAAACCGCAGCTGGCTATGGTAATCTGCCCAATGGTAACTTTTCACCAGTTATCTATTCCAAGCAGGTTCAATTAGCTTTACGGAAGAGTACTGTCATAGGACAGATTACTAATTCCGATTATTTTGGCGAGATTGCCGCTATGGGTGATACCGTCAGAATTATTAAAGAGCCAGAGATCACCGTCAAAGAGTATGCTAGAGGAACACAAATTACTCCTCAAGACCTTGATGATGAGGATTTCTCGCTTGTAATTGATAAAGCAAACTACTATGCTTTTAAAGTTGATGACATTGAAGAAGCTCACTCGCATGTGAACTTTGGAAGTTTAGCATCTGATCGTGCAGCCTACCGTCTATCTGATCAGTATGATCAAGAAGTTCTTGGTTATCTCTCAGGTTGGAAGCAGGAAAATCTTAGTGCTGTAGCAACTGCACCTAATACTACTGTTTCAGGAACTAAGGCTGTATCAAGTGCAGAATCTAATGAACTTTTAGACTCTATGCTTGTTGATGCTAATGACTTTAATGGTGGTACAGCAGGTAATTCTATTGTTGTTAAACCAAGAGCAGGTGGTGATTCGCTTAACACAACAACTGCTAATGCAACTCCTTTAGGTGTTATTGCAAGAATGTCAAGGAAACTTGATCAACAGTACGTTCCTTCTTCAGAGCGTTGGTTGGTTATAGATCCTGTTTTTGCAGAGCTACTGAAAGATGAAGACTCAAGACTTTTTAATTCTGACTTTGGTGGATCAGGTCTACAAAATGGACTTATTCTAAACAATGTGCATGGCTTTAAAGTCTACATGTCTAACAATCTTCCTTCTGAAGGTAATGGTGCAACAGGAGCAACAGCTACAGGTTCTACTCATTTTGGTGTAATCTGTGCAGGTCATTCTTCTGCTGTAGCTACTGCAGAGCAGATTAATAAAACAGAAACTTACCGTGACCCTGACAGCTTTGCTGACATTGTTCGTGGTATGCATTTGTATGGCAGAAAGATCCTCAAACCAGAGGCACTTTCTAGAGCATACTATGTATCTGGAATATAGGGAGGGATTAGAAAATGGCTACTTATGATATGACTTCTTCCAGTACTACTGGAGTATCATCTAACTCTATCGCTGCCCTACCATCCAATACTGGAATGGCTAACATGCGTATGATCCAAGCTTATTTGGATATTGATGCGCTTGTAGCTGAAGGGTATTCTGGAGCAAACGGTGATATCTTTCAATTACTTGAAATTCCTGCAGGTTGCCTAGTGCTTTTTGCAGGTGCTGAAGTAGAGAAAGCATTCACTGGAAGCTGTACTTTGGATATGGACTTTGCAGCAGGAGATGACATTATTGATGGTGCTGATATCACCTCAACAGGATTCTGTGCTGAAGGTTCTAATGGACAGTCTAACGATGTAACGACAGGCGCAGCCTCTACGTTTACACAATTTGTATCAACTACTGATACGATTGACTGTTTAATTGCAGGTGCAGCTCCTGCTACAGGAAGACTAAGAGCCTATGCTTGCGTCATTGATTGTAATGATGTTGGTGCATCAGGCAAAGCTGATACGGTTGATAGAGACCAATTAGCTTAATAATACTAATTGAGGGGGCAGGGAGACTTGCCCTCTCTTTTAACATAAAGGATTTTTAATGGCTATTACTACTGCGATATGTAATTCATTTAAAAGCGAATTACTCAAAGGCTATCACGATT